GTTACAACTAACGCTTATGCTTATGGTTTTAATGTAAAGAAAGAGGCTAATACAAGTAACTGCGTAGCATCATCGCCAGATAATAAAATGTTATTAACCAACACTGTAGGAAATGCTAATGGTGAAGGTGTTTTTATTAATATAAAAATTTCTTTGGCTAGGTCAAGTGATGGTACATCTACTAAATATATGGCTAGTAATGCAGTTTGGGATTCTAATCATAGAGAACAAGGTAATGCAGCCCGTATGATAAATGGTCAAGGTCATTTTTATGATAACGTTACTTATCCAACTGGATTTGGTTTTTGGTTTGGAAGTGGAGATATTAGTGAATATTCTTATACTCTTTACGGGATAAAAGGCTGATGACTAGATACAATCTTATAAACGGACAAAAAATTGCATTAACAGCAGCAGAAGAGGCTGCTAGAGATGCAGAGGAGGCCGCAGTAGCAGCAGAAAAAACTGCTAATGAATATAAAGAAAAAAGAGAAGATTCTTATCCAGATTGGAAAACACAAATGGATATGCAATATTGGGATAGCGTTAATGGAACAACGACATGGAAAGACCTTATAACTAAAATTAAATCAGACAACCCAAAACCTAGTTAAATGAGTACACTAAAAGTCACTAATGTTGCACACGAAACAAGCACCTTAAACACGCTTGTATTTGATAATGGTGGTGGTTCTGGTAACGGAAGAGTAACCACAAAAGGAACTGTCGGAGAAATATCTGCTGTATCTTACGCTTCTACAATTACATTAGATTTTAGAACTGCTAATAATTTTTCTACAACACTTACTGGTAATGTAACCTTTGCCAACCCTTCAAACATTTCTGCTGGGCAAAGCGGTGTTTTGTTTATTTCGCAAGACAGCTCAGGCTCACGCACGGCAGCATTTGGATCGTATTGGGATTTTAGTGATGGCACAGCACCTACATTATCAACAGGTGCAAATCAGGTAGATGTTATTGCTTGGATAGCACGAACCAATACAAATATAGCTGCACAGTTTATTGGAAACTTTAGCTAATGAGCAGTCTTGGAAGTCCTAGCACACTCTTTCTTGCAAAGAAGGGAGCATACGAAGTAGATCGTAGTTTAAGAATTAACAGTAATGATTCTGCCTATTTAAGAAAATCAGACTTTGGAAGTCCTGATAGTAGCACAACTTTTACATTTTCTGCATGGATAAAAAGAACTACCATTGATGCTTGGAGTATTATTGCTGGATCACACTCTGGATCTAATGCTTTTAATGTTTTTGGAGTTAACCCTCAAAGTGAATTAGTTTGGAGAATAAGAAATTCTAGTGGTACTGATTTAACTAGACTTGAAAGTGAAAATCTTTTAAGAGATCCTAATGCTTGGTATCACGTTTTATTAGAAAGAAATAGCACCTTATCATCATCATCAGACAGAGCAAAACTATATATAAATGGAGTTAGAGTAACTGAGTTTGACCAAGAAAATAAAGACGAACAAAATCGTACTTATACAAGCGATTTTTTGCAAGATATAAATATTGGAAGATTTCAAGGCAATACTTCGACTATAAATTATGGTGACATGTATCTTGCAGAATTTTATTATATAGATGGTCAAGCCTATGATCCTTCATATTTTACTGAAACAGACTTAATAACAGGTCAATTAATACCTAAAAAATATACAGGAAGTTATGGAACAAATGGATTTTATTTAAACTTTTCAGATAATTCTGGAACGACTGCAACAACACTTGGCAAAGATAGTTCTGGTAACGGCAACAACTTTACACCAAATAATTTTTCTGTAGCTGCTGGTGAAGGTAATGATTCTTTAGAAGATAGCCCAACTAATAATTTCTGCACTATTAATCCTTTAGATACATATAGAACTGGAAATACTGTATCTGATGGAAATTTAAAATTACAAAGAACTGGTAGCAATTTTGGAAATGCAAGAGGATCATTTGCAGTCAATTCAGGTAAATGGTATTACGAATGGAAATGTCTTGGCACAGGTAATCAGGTTGGATGGGTAAATACAGGTTTTGATATAAATTACAACTCTGGTGATGTAGCTGTTACGAGTAGTGGTAGTAATGGAGTTGGGATGTATTTGGACTCAAGAGGAATTATGTATGGTTGGCAAGATAGTGGTGGGAGTACATATTTTCCTAGTACGAGTAGTTATGTTAATTACACAACAGGAGATATAATTATGGTTGCTTTTGATATAGATAATTTTAAATTTTGGTTTGGTAAGAATGGATCTTGGACAAATGTAACTGGTACGGCTGACCCTTCATCAGGAACAGATGGGGTTTCGCCAGTCGCATCTAGAAATGATGGAACTTATGTAAGTGGTATGTTTTTTCAACCTCTTCTTAGTTGTTGGTCTAATGGAAGTGGTTATGTAAATTTCGGACAAAGACCTTTTTCGTACACAATTCCCACAGGTTATCAAACATTATGTTCACCAAATTTATCAGACCCAGCAATATTACTACCTAATAAACATTTTGCAGCTTTTACATATACAGGAACAGGATCTAGTGGTGACGTTGTTAATATTACAAATTCAGATGTAGATTTTACTCCTGATTGGGTTTGGGTAAAAACTAGAAACGTAACAAACGATCATATTTTGTCTGACGCTGTAAGAGGTGGTAATAAATATCTTGTAAGTAGTGAAGCTTATGCTGAACAAACTGATACTGATAAAATTAGAGCTTTTATACAGAATGGTTTTGAATCAGGAACTGATGGTGATACGAACTGGAGTGGCGGCAGACCTTTTGTTGCATGGAACTGGAACGCTGGTGGATCTACAGTAACGAATACTGACGGCTCAAGAACATCAAGTGTTAGAGCTAATCCAACAGCAGGGTTTTCTATTGTTACTTATACAGGTAATGGCTCAAGCGGTGCAACAATAGGTCATGGTTTAGGCGTAGCTCCACAAGTTATTTTTGTGAAAACAAGAACTTCACCAGACCATTGGGCTATTTATCATCACGAAATAGGAAATACAAAAATAATTTATTTAAATTTAACAAATACACCAGCAACATCATCTGCTTACTGGAATAATACAAGTCCTACTTCGTCTGTATTTACAGTAGGTAGTGATAATAAAACTAATAAAAGTAGTGATAATTATGTGGCTTATTGTTTTACTGGTATTCCTTCTTATTCATCCTTTGGAAAGTATGAGGGCAACGGAAATTCTGATGGCACCTTTGTTTTCACAGGTTTTAGACCAGCTTTACTTATTATAAAAAGAACAGATAGTGCCGTAAATTGGGTTATTTGGGATAATAAAAGAGACACATTTAATGCAGTACAAACTTTTCAATATCCAAATTCATCTGCTGTAGAAGGTACAGGTACAGATAGAGTAGATTTTGTAAGTAATGGTTTTAAATGGAGAGACACCAATGCTAAATGGAACAATGGTACATTTGTATATTTTGCATGGGCAGAATCGCCTTTCAAAAATGCAAGAGCAAGGTAATATATAGATATGGCTTTTTTACTAAACGGAAACCCATTAGCAGTTGATGTTCCCTTTACTCATGGGGATATACAATACCCTGCTAACTGGTTAAGATTATCGACAGCACAAGAGAAAAAGGATCTTGGTATTACTGAGGTTGCTGATGCACAAATTTTTGATTCACGTTTTTATTGGGGTGATGGAACTGCAAAAGCATTAGATGATAAAACAGAAACTGTCGATGGAGAAGAAATTACAACTTTAGGTGTTAAGTCAGTATTAAAAGCACGAGAGAAACAAGCTGCTGGTAGCTTATTAGCCAGATATGATTGGTACGTTGTAAGAAAAGCAGAAAAATCTATTGCAATTCCATCTGCTATTACAACTTATCGTGATGGTGTAAGAACTGCTTGTGATACAAGAGAGAAAGAAATTGATGCCTGTAAAGATACAGCAGCTTTAGTTACTCTTTACGGATCAACAGAAAAAGATGGTGTTTTCACGCCAAACATGACACAATATCCAGAAGATCCTAATAATTAGTGGACATACCAAAAATTAATCTGCCTGATACAGATTATATTCTTGTACCACCTAAAACAATTTTTTATCCCCCGATAGTGGAAGAACCTTATCTAGATCCTCTACTTCTTCCAAGTCTGGAGCAAGTTGAGTCGGGCTTGGGAGGTCAGGAAACCTCTGCTGAAGAAGAAAAATCATCTTCAAAGGAGGAAGCGTTAGAAGTAACACCAGAGACAATACCGACAGACCTGCCAACCACCAAAGAAACTTTATCAACTGAAGAAGCTATAGCTACGTTTAATCTACCATTTTTCGGGGAAATGCCAATACCTGCCCCAGAGGTCATAGCATCAAGTGTAATAGCAGCAGGTGCAGCGTCAGTTGCTAGTGTGGTTGGTGGTATTGCTATGCAATCAGTATTAGGTTTTATCAAGAAAACATTTAAGAAAATCTTTACTAAAGTTCTTAAAAAAGAAGTCGCAAATGTAAAGGAAAAGATGGATAATAAATAACGTAGGTAGTGTTCACATACCTGTATTGGGTAACTCTTGTGGTGTCTAAACTACCTACTTAAATTTTTCTGCGTTGGCTTTTACATAACTTCGTATATTGATTACATCACTACAGATATATGCGAACTTAGACTTAGGATTTATCATGTAGCCTGATGCGTGAAGCTGTCCGCACTTCAAGATACGAACTAGCTGCTTATCATGGACTTGCTTGTCTAGTTCTTCTTTGGCTAGGTCTAGCTTTACTTTTGCTAGTTCAGAACACGTTTCATTATTAGTTCCTAGCGGAACCATAAATGACATCTGAATACCCCAACCTTCATTAATGCTATACGTATCTTCTCCTTGTGCATCATTACCTGTATAGAAAGGAGTTACAGCCATAGTAGGTTGACTACAAACCAAGTTGCCAAACTGTAGCTTACCTGTCATTCCATTATTAACATTCATATTCTGGTTGATAATACTAGAATTACCAACAGCATTAGGTTGAGCCTGTACGTTTGTATCGCCTTCGGCTTTTGCTTTATTACTGACTAAAGACAGACAAAGAAGTGATAACGCTAGTAGTCGTAATCGCATCATTAAGAGTAATCTTTTCGGTCATTTGACTTGCCGCTCTAGTAGTAATACTAAGTGACCAATCTTTTGAAGTATCTGCAACTGTAAATACTGCATCACCACCAGAGATACCTGCTGAAGCAGCTACAGAAATGTTACTAGCTTCCCAAGTATTCAACGCTGAACCGTATTTTTCAGTTACCTGTGTGCGAGTTATTGTCTGAGTAGTATTCTCTGTGCGGTTACTAGAGCCAGTAGTCCAAGAAGGTACTCCGTTTGCATAACAGGGTGCAGCTATAAATAAACTTAGTAATAATAGTTTCTTCATTTGGTGGTTACTTTAGTGTTCTTATTCTCTACTATAGTATCTTTTTTCTTTTTTATCGAAAACCCTAGTGATGCAGTACTAGCTGAAAAAATACTTGCAATAAATGTCGGGTCAAAATCTACAATCTTTTTACCAGATGGCGGTTCATAATATGAAAGAGATAATAGCGTTGCACTCCAAAGAAGAACGCAAACTTTTACAATAGTTTCGACTTTATTAGGTTCTTGATCTTCCATAAAAAGTTAAGACTCTTGTTTAATACTACCAAGTTAGCTATGTTTGGAAAGTAACACAATGGTTATTATGCTAAAAATCTTAAAACCAATACTACTAAAATTCTTTACTACTACTGCTGTAAAGAGATTAGTAGTTGATTTGCTTAGAGCAATCTGTAAACAAACTACCAACACGCTAGATGATCGTGCTGTTGATATGTTAGAGCAACAGTTGTTTCCTAAGTTGAACTAATATGAACCACAAAGAATTTTTTAAGATCCTTGTTGGTAATCCACCACCAGAAATAGAATTTGAAATCGAAGTCAAGCAACGTGAAACAGAACAAATGCCTGATGAAGCTATAAGGGCATACTGTTTAGATTTGGTTAAGTACACTAAACTACAGGATTTGTTTTTAACTTCAGCACTAATGCGTATATCAGAGATAGAAACTAAAGTACAACGCTATGAAAAAAGTATGAGACTGTATAAAAAAGTTAGAAAGCTAGGTTTTGTAGGTAAAATTAAATATCTTTTGTTTGGCAAAACAGATAAAAAGTGATTATATTAATTAAAAACAAAGCTAATCATGGAAAAAAGTTTAAAAGTTTTAGAGACTTTGCATTTATGTTTAGCCAAAGAATTATTAGACAAGATCAAAAGTGGTGATGCAAAAGCAGGTGATCTTAATGTGGCAAGACAATTTTTAAAAGATAATGGAGTCGAGTGTATTCCAGTAGCAGATAATCCAATGGCTGAACTAATGAACAATTTACCAGACTTAGATGCTGTACCTTTAGCTGATTTATAATTGCAACCCTTACCAAAAAAACTACAAGACTTTAGATATTTCTTAATCGTTACTTGGAGACATCTAAACCTACCAGATCCTACACCTGTTCAGTTAGACATAGCTGAATATCTACAATATGGTGCAAGACGTAAAATCATACAAGGATTTCGTGGTGTAGGTAAAAGTTGGATTACATCTACCTATGTGGTGTGGAGACTTCGTATGAATCCACAGCTAAAATTTTTAGTTGTATCTGCTAGTAAAGATAGAGCCGATAACTTTACTACATTTACCATGCGTCTTATCAATGAGATGCCAATACTTGCTGATTTAATACCCAGAGATGACCAGAGAAACAGTAAGGTTAGTTTTGATGTAAAACCTGCACAAGCAGATCATGCTCCCTCATGCTCTTCTAGGGGTGTTTTAGGGCAGATGTCAGGAGCTAGAGCAGATGAAGTCATAGCAGATGACGTAGAGGTTCCTAATAATTCCTACACACAGCCCATGAGAGACAAGCTTAGTGAAGCTGTAAAAGAATTTGAAGCGATACTAAAACCAAATGGAAAGATTACCTTTCTTGGTACACCACAAGTAGAAAACTCTGTGTACCTTACACTTGAAGAAAGAGGTTATGAAACAAGAATATGGACTGCTAGATACCCAGAACTAAAAAACAACTATGGAGATAGACTTGCTCCTATTATCAACAAAAAGCTTACAGAAGGACTTGTAAAGCCTAATGATCCTGTAGACCCTATAAGGTTCTCAGCACAGGATTTGATGGAACGTGAAGCTTCCTATGGTCGTTCTGGTTTTAATCTACAGTTTCAACTGGATACAACCCTATCTGACCAAGATAGATACCCATTAAAGATAAACGACCTAGTGATCGCTTCTGTAAATAAAGAATTTGCACCAGAAAAAATAATCTGGTCTAATAATCCCGAATATGTCATCACCGATCTCCAATGTGTAGGGTTCAATGGCGATAGATTTTACCGACCAGCCCAAGAATTTGGAGACTTCATAGAATATACAGGGTCAGTTATGTTTGTTGACCCATCAGGAAAGGGCAAGGATCAGACCGCTATAAGCTGCGTTAAGATGCTTAATGGTAATTTATACGTCACAGAGTGTTTAGGACTCTCTGGGGGTTACTCAGATGCTGTTTTAGAGAAGATTAGTAAGATTGCTAGAGACAATAACATAAATCAAATACTCGTTGAACAAAACTTTGGTGGTGGTATGTTCGCTGAACTACTAAAACCTTTCCTAATGAGGTTCCAC